GTTATATCCGGAGTTGGGCGAAGAAGCGTGCCGGTCGTTGTAGACCCGGCATGCCGTCCGTCCATTCCATGTCTTCGGCTTCTTGTTCAACGCCCCAAACTAAGGGTGGTCAGGCCTCGGATTTGAGGCCCTGGTTACCAAAGGGTCCGCCGGTCACGATTGAAAGTCGTGGCCTTAACAGACGTAGAATGGCCCAAGTGCCTAAGGCATGGGCATCTAGTCTGCGGAAACCCTATCTGGTACCACCAGTTTGTAGGGCGGTCGCTTTGCCTGAGAGAGGAGGTAAGGCCAGAGTCATAACATGCATGAATACTCACGAAGTGATGTATGGTCATGTTGTTAGAGACTTATTCTGGCCTCTACTCTCGAGTGAGAGGAGGATTGACCTCGACAAAGGCTCAGACCCTGTTACCAGGATATCCGTTCCAAGTGGGCGTATGTTAGTCTCGACAGATCTGTCATCTGCCACAGACTACGCGCCCTTTGAGCTTGGAACCCTGGTTTGGGATGCCATTGTCGATGGGTGTAACGATGCTGGATGGGGAATAGACAAAGAGTGGGTGATGAATGTTGTGAATACTGGTCTAGGACCTCACATCATTCAGTATCCAGGTAGTCCTCAACTAGTCACGAGTCTTCGTGGCTGGCTTATGGGACATCCTTTAACCTGGATGACACTCTCTGTTGCTCACCTCGGTCTTTCACGAGGTGTTCTCCATGACTTCGTTATACGCGGGGACGACTTAATTGGATCTGCCACACGGCACGAGACTGAGGTTTATGTTAAGAACCTCGTCAGTGCCGGTTTCATCCTTAACGAGTCGAAGACATTTATGTCCTCGGCTGGTGGGATCTTCGCTGAGCGAGCCTATACCGTAGAAGACGGTAAGGTGTTGCGAGTGAAGGGTGACATTTCCCTTAAGGGGGCGGTATTACCTACCGCCGAGTCCCTGTCAACACTTGCCCAACGCATGGAGGACGAATCGGTTTCCCCTTTACGACGAAAAGCAATAGCGAAAGCTATGCTCTTCAGAGGAAATCTTAGATTCGTCCGTCCTTACATGCGTAAGGGCATTCCTTGGTTTCTTCCCAGAATGTTTGGAGGTCTCGGCCTTTTGCATCCAAAAGGCCTTTCATACAGTTTGGCTCCGTATAAGAGTGTTCTTATACAGGCTTGCCTAACTGTAGAGTCCATTCCACCAATCTGGGCCACTGAAGCCCAACTTCGAGCATATGTCGAGTTGGACTTCCAAGCGAGGCGACGTACCAAGAAGTAC